GGCACAAATAGTGGTAGTGTAACTCTATCAGATTTTAGTAGCAAAGATTTACATATCAATATTGCAGGTGATTCAAACTGTGGTAACAGTTGTAAGACGGCATATGAAACTTATATTGGTAATGGTGGTAATGTTATAATTGCAGGTAATGGTGTCTATAACAATAATAGAACAGGCAGTATTGAAGCATTAATAGAAAGTAAATTAAGTGTAGGCCAAATTACATTGTTAAACTATAACGCAAACTTTGTTTCTTATGCAAACGGCTCATATTCAGGTGACGCAACATCAGGTTATTGGGTAACAAGAAACTTGTTTAGTATGCAATCAGGTGGTACTGCTTTAGGTTCTAACAATTCATCTGGTACACACACTCAAAAGTCATGGGCAAAATATAGTTATGGTAGTAATGGTGGTCAACTATTTGTTACTTTTGATCAATCACAATTTAAAAATTCTAATAGTACCTGGATGACCAGACTCTATGCCTTTCTACAACAGACATTACAAAATGAAGGTATACTAGTAACAACACCACAAGCTGGCATATCGACATCACAACAGACAGAGGTAAATACGGCAAAAAACAAAACTCAAAATGGTAATGCTATCTATCTAACTCAAAGTGGTGATGGCATAGATTTAGATATTGTACAAGACGGTGATAATAATCTAATCACAGGTTCTGATTTAACAAATGCTGGTTCTATACAAGGTGATAATAATGAGATAACACTTACACAAACTAATGATGGCAATGTGTTAGGTATTGATGTAAATGGCAACTCAAATAATGTAGATATAGTTCAAAATACAAATCAAAATGCAGTTGTTAATATAACAGGTGCCTCAAATACACTAGACCTTGAACAAATACACCTAAATAATAATGGTAGTCATTATTCGAAAGTGACAGTAAATGGTAGTAGCAATTCACTTACGATAGACCAAAAAGAAACTGGTGATAAGATATTATTTTTAGATGTGGATGGTAGCAACAATGTTCAGGTAGATCAAAAAGGCACAGGCAGTCATTATCTAAATATAGTATTGACAGACAGTCACACGGTAGACGTGACGCAAGATGGATCAGGTAGCCATGACGCTCATATTAATTTAAGTGGCAACAATACATCTATAACATTAACACAAGATAGTGCTACAGATCAAAACTACTATCTCGAACAAAACTGTGCTTCGACAAGTTGTTCAGCAACAGTAACACAAAACTAATGAAAAAACTTTGGGAAAAATATAAAGCACACGATAAAAAAGTAAAAGAAGCACAAGCAAACTTCAAAGTGTCTGATATAAAGAACAAATACTTTAGAGCATTAATGTGGATTTTTATGCTTAAATTTGTATGGGATATTACTACATTATTTGAAAAGTATTTGCCTATGACAAAAGTATATAAAATACTAGGATTAGGATGGACAAAGTTAGGTTATTATGTGTTTTGGTTATTATGGTTTATATTCTTAGGTGTGTTATTGTATAACATTTTAGGTGAAGAAGCATTTAATCAATTAATAAACGAACTATGAAATATTTAACTCATTGGGCAATTGCATTTGTAACTCTATTTGTACTTACGTTTATAGGTATGAAAGACCCACAAGTAAAACAGATATTAAGATTAAAGTCATTTGATCTATTATTACAATCAGAAAAGAAAGAAATATCACAAGACATAGGTGTCATTACAATTGATGAGAAGGCAATAGAGAAGTATGGTCAATGGCCTTGGAAAAGAGATATACTTGCCGATATCATTATAAAGTTACGAGAAGCGGAAGTCGGTATTATAGTATTACCTATACTGTTTAGTGAAGAAGATAGACTAGGTGGTGATGAACAACTAGCACAAGTTTTACAATACGGTGTCGTCATATCACAAGTAGGAACAACTCAAACAAATAAGAACGCAGTACCAAGAGGTGTTGCAAAAGTCAATGACCCTATGCCATGGTTGTTTAATTGGCCAGGTATGTTAGGTCCTATTCCTTTATTAGGTGAGAACGCAAGTGGTGTGGGTGTTGTAAATACAGTGCCAGAGATAGATGGTGTTGTGAGAAGAATACCTTTGATAATGAAGATAGATGATGAAACATATCCTGCTATGGCAATCGAAGTGATAAGAGTTGCCGTAGGTGCCCCTAGTTATCAAGTCAAGGCAGGTCAAGGTGGTATCATTGCATTGAGAGTGCCAGGTTTTTCTATAATCAAAACAGATCCTCATGCTCGTATATGGTTGAGATGGAATAAAGAATATGATACGATCAGTTTAGCAGACATAGATCAAGCGGATAAGTTTAAAGGTAAAACAGTTATCATTGCACCTACAGCAGAGGGATTAAATTCTATTGTTGCAACACCATTAGGTGAGAGATATATGTATGAGATAACTGCCAATACACTACAAACGGTGTTAGACGGAAAAAATATACAAAGAATTGATATTAGTTTTTTAGTTGAATTAGTGCTTGCATTTGTAATAGGATGTGTTATAATACTCGCTGCCAATTACTTCTCATATGTAACTTTAGGCTTGACATTTATAAGTTTATATGGTATACTATTATATACAACACATTATCTATTCAATAAACATCTTATATTGGCAGATATTAGTTGGGCAATTATTTGCTTGACAATCGTAGGATTTCATAGTACATTCAATCGATTTATCAAAGAGTTTAAACTTAAACAACAGATAAGAAAACAGTTTGAGAAGTACCTAGACCCTAGACAAGTTGCAATACTTGTAAAGAATCCTGAGAAGTTGAAACTCGGTGGTGAAAGAAAAGAGATGTCATTCTTGTTTATGGACATAGTAGGATTTACACCTATCTCTGAATACTATAAGAACAAAGATGATCCCGAAGGCCTAGTAGAGGTCATTAATGATTATCTAAATCGTATGAGTAAGATAGTATTAAAGAATGGTGGTACAATTGATAAGTACATGGGTGATTGCATAATGGCCTTCTGGAATGCACCACTTGATTGTCCTAATCATGCTGAGATGGCAGTTAAGACAAGTATTGAGTGTGCTGAAGAAACAGATAAGATAAAAGCAGAATTTAAGGCAAAAGGTTTACCTGATATCAACATAGGATCAGGTGTCAATACAGGCATTTGTATCGTGGGTAACATGGGTAGTGAGATGAGATTAGACTATTCTGTTATAGGTGATTCAGTAAATCTGGCTGCAAGATTAGAGGCGCAGACAAGAAACTACAAAGACGAAAATGGCAAGGTAACGCCTGTATTATATTCATCATATACACAAGAAAAACTAGAGAATATAAAGTCTATTGAAGTAGATAAGATTAAAGTTAAAGGTAAAGAAGAATTAATTACGATCTACAAACCTATATAAATAGTAGTATGGCAACGGTATTTGATAAGATATTAGACACGACAACAGGACCTAAGTCATATGACTGGTACAGAAAGAAAGTAGCAGCGATGACAACACCTGGTGCAAGAAGTCTGATAAACAAAGGCAAGGCAACATTAAGACCGAAATATGGTGTAATGAATCTTTTTGGTTATGACCCTAAACACAAAGATAAACTACCTTACTATGATACCTTTCCTTTGATACTACCTTTAGAACCAGCAAAAGGTGGTTTTATAGGATTAAACTTTCACTACTTAAAACCTGGTGCGAGAGTGGCATTTTTAAGAAGTTTAGCAAATGAGGCTACTGATAAAAGATTTGATAAAAGAACAAGATATGATATTAGTTGGCGAAATAATAGTTATATGAAAAAAACAGCAAAACATTATTTGTTCAATCATGTAAGAACATCATTTTTGAACATAACAGCAGATGAAATGGCGATTGCAATATTTCTACCTGTTGCAAGATTTAAGAAAGGCAGTCCGTACTAATGGCAATTTTTAGAGCAGGTAAAAGATTAGGTCCTTTTGACATACGAGGTGGTATATCAAGAGGCGATTTCAAATCTAGTGCCTATCACAAGACAGATAGAGATCCTAGATTTAGACAACGTGCTAACACTGACAACACTATCGGTCGTTTCAGAGCAGCTATGGCTTCAGCAGAGGGATATGCTAGACCAACAAGATTTGCTATAAGAATATTTCCACCTACTAGTTTATATCAATCAATTAAATTACAAAATGCGACTACAAACAGAAATGGTCAAACATTTGATAGTGAGATGTACAACGGTAACGGTCAGGTAAAAGCATTTTCTAGTGAAGTATTAAATTCTTTAAACAATACTATTGGTAGACAGGTAAATATACATTGTGAAACTGTATCAATGCCTGGCAGAGATTTACAATCTCAATCAGTTCAATATGGATCAGATATTGCAAGAGATATGGTACAAACTCATGCTTATGCAGGTAATATTGAGGCAACCTTCTATGCAGACAAGTATTTAAGAGAAAGATCATTTATGGAATATTGGCAAAACATAGCTGTTGATCCTGTAACACATACAGCAGGATATTATGATGACTATGTTGGCAAAATGCATATATATCAACTAGGTGCAGATACTACGGAAGACAGAGATATGCCTACTTATGCTATTGAAGCATTAGATGTTTATCCTACGACAATAGGTGCAATAGAATATGGTTATGGTAAAGCGAATGAAATTGCTAGAGTAACTGTAGGATTTGCATATAAACAATGGCGTAATATGGCAACAGAAACATTAGGTATAGAATATGGCCACACTATGCAGACAGCCGCTAATGTTAAAGCAAGAACACCTGGGCTACTAGATAGACTACCACCTGATTTGAAAAGAGCAGGTAAAGATATATTTCAACAAGGGCGAACAGTATTGAACCCAATAGGAAGAATATTTAAGGGAAAGGTTTTCCCACCATTTACATAATAATTATATAATAAGGAGAAAATATTATGGCACTACCTAAACTGATAACTCCAACATATGAGTTGGAAATACCATCAACGGATGAAAAGATTAAGTATCGACCGTTCTTGGTAAAAGAAGAAAAGATACTTATGATGGCAATGGAAAGTAAAAAAAATACTGACATTGTTCAGGCAGTAAAAGATATTGTGAGTGAATGTACTTTTAACAAAGTAAATATAGATACTATACCTATGTTTGATGTTGAGTATATTTTCTTAAATATAAGAGCCAAGTCTGTAGGTGAGGTTTCTAAATTGAAACTATTATGTCCAGATGATGGCAAGACTTATGCTGACTGTGAGGTCAATTTAAGTGAGGTTGAAGTACAAGTTGGTGACGATCATACTAACAAGATTGAATTAGATAACGGTATGGGTATGATTATGAAATATCCTAGTATTGATTCATTTAAAGAAACTGGCATAACAACTATAAATGCTAGTAATATGTTAGATGTCATAAGTGCTTGTATATTACAGATATACGAAGAAGAAGGTAAGAAGACATATGATCCTAAAGATCAGACTAAAAAAGAGTTGACGGAGTTTATTGAACAATTAAATACGGCACAGTTCAAAGAGGTTCAAAAGTTTTTTGACACTATGCCTAAATTAAAACACGAGATAAAGATAAAGAATCCGAAGACTAAAAAAGAGAGTAAGGTGACACTAACAGGACTAAACGATTTTTTCGGGTAGCCCTTTCACATGATAGTTTAGAGAATTATTATCACACTAATTTTTCTCTAATGCAACATCATAAATATACTCTCGCTGACTTAGAGAATATGCTACCTTGGGAAAGGGAAATATATGTGGATATGTTAATCACATATATTAAGGAAGAAAACGATAAAGAAAAAGCTAGACAAGCAAAACAAAAAGGATAATAATGAGTGAAGACATAAAGGTTGCAGAACCTAAACAAAAAATACAAGTTGATTTAGAGGTCGATACATCTGTTAAAGATTTAGGTATCAATCCATATGCAAAATTAATTCATTTGGCGAGAGCCGTGGACGCATGGAGAATATTTCCTAGATTGTTCTTAACAGTTTATATCGTATTGTTATATAAATGTGTAATATGGTATATGAATTTACAGGCACCTACTATGGAACAGAGTGGGTTAATCAGTATCGTTGTTGGTGCTGGCGCTGCCTGGTTTGGTCTATATACAGGAACAAGTAAGAGTAAAAAATAATGGCATTAGGAGCAATAGAGTTAGTAGATTCAAGTGGGATAGTTTTAAATCCCAAAGGTGCAGCTATTCAACCCTCTGTTTCTCAAGGACCAGGTGCGTTGGAAACAATGTCACCTATGGAAACTATGCAAGAGGTATTTTTTGATATACGAGATGGCATAACAAATCTTGGTGATATATTCAAAGAAAAGATAAGTGGTCTGAATAGTCACTTGGCATTTAGATTAGAAACATTAAATAATACAATGTCGAAAATAGGTACTGTTGCAGCTGATGATTTTGCTTTACAAGAGAAAGCATTTGCAGACGAACAAGCAGATCAAAGAGCAGCTGATAGAGGTGCTAATCTTGCAAGTGAAGATGTGGCACCAGTAGATACAGGCGATAAAGGACCAGGTATGATAGGTAGTCTAAAAGATGCCGCTGGAGCTTTAAATCCTGCAAATCTAGGTGAAAAAGGTAAGATAGCATTATTTGGTTTAATAGCCGCAGGATTGTTTACCTTCGCAGGAAAAATTAACGAAGTCATAGGACCAGCATTAAAATTGATAAATGAGAAGGTTATTCCTGCATTTAAAGAGGGTATGAGTGTTATAATAGATGATATAGGACCAGTGTTTGATAGAGTGGTAGATGGTTTATCTAGTTTGCTTAGTGGGCTTCAAAATTTTGTGGTAGGTATATTTGAATTTGATTTAGAGAAAATTGGTAAAGGTCTTAAATCTGTGCTTTTAGAAGCACTACCCAACGCCATTTCTGCTTTTGGTGGTCTTGTTTTTTCAGCAGTAGAGGGGTTATTAACATTTTTAGGTGTTGATCCTGATGGTGTTGTAATGAAAAGCATAAGATTTATAAAAGAGTCGTTTCTTGCATTTCCTGAGAACATTACAAATCTAGTGTCGAGTATAAAAGATTTTGTGGTAGACTCTTTCACAAGTGCTAAAACTTTTATTACAGAAACAATACCTCAGTTTTTTACTGACATGAAAGATAGTATTGTTCAAGGTGTCAATGATATGATAAGTTTCATTGTTGATCCTATCGTACAACTTAAAGATAACATAGTAGATACGGTAGATATAGGTATCGACAAAATCAAAGATGGTATAGTCGGTGTTGTCAACAAGGTAAAAGATACATTTACTAATTTTATGAATGGTTTAAAAGGCATGGCTAATGCTATAATTGATAAGATCAATCTAATACCTGGCGTAGATATAGATAAACTTGAAATAACACCTACATCTGATAAAATGGTTGTTGTAGAAGAAACAGGTGACGCTAAGGTCGCTGAGGGTGTGGCACTAGATAATCGAGCAAGAGTAGAAGGCAATAAAAAAAGAGCATTAAATTATACATCATCTATGGCTACTGTATCACAAGATCAAACAGCCTCTTACGATTTTCTTGATGACGGAGGTGAATATGCTGCTCAGATGGAGTTAAGTGATAAAATAAGAGCACAAAAATTACAAACATTATTAGATAATACTTTACAAAATCAAGAGTTAAGAGCCAATGCAGAAGCAAGTAAACCTGTCATATTTGCTAATAGCACGAAACAAGGTGATGTGACCACTCAAACATCGGTTCATTCTGCTGAACCTTCTAGTGACCATTCTGATCTAACAGCAAAAGCTTTAGCAAGTGCAATGATGGGATAGAGTGTGTTAGAAAAAATATACTATAAGATATTTGAGATTATCATGTTAGGATTGTTATTTACATTATTTGGATTATATTTTATGTATATGATTATAGAATGGATTATCCTTTCTGTTGTAGATGCTTTTCAGTCCATATATCAAAGATAATATTTCTATCATCACACCATTTACGAGCGGAAGCAAACTTATCACGATTCATTTGATAAGTTTTCATCTCATACAGCACAGTTGACTTCTTCTTGCCCTTGCCACCTACAGGTGGTCGCAGGTCTTTTGTGGGTTTTACCTCTATGAGATGAGTTCTTAACTTACCATCTTTAGTCTTTACCTTGATTAGGAAGTCTGGGAAGTATCTACGCACCTTCTTGGTCGCAGTATCATAATAAGGTATCACAACCTCCTCACTTGCCCATGCTATTATGCTAGGGTTGACATCAAAATATTTCATACATCTACGTTCCCACATTGAACGATATACTATATTAGAGGTCTCGCCTATGTATTTGCCAGGGTTCTGAGGAGTAAATTTACCTTTGTATTTTTGTGATCTTTCATTCATAACATATAAATAGTAATATAACTATTTAGTAAGGAAACAATGGGAAATTTATTCAATTCATTAAACAAGTTAAAAAGTAATATCTTTGGTGGCCCTGGCAATACAGGTTTCACTAAACCACCTGCCACAAGAGTTGCTAAACTTGGTATAGAAGATACACCAACTAGTCTCCTTAGTGTTGACCCATTGGCTTTTGCCACTTTCTCTTATCCTAAAGATGTGACAAACAATGTGGAAAATGGTCACTATATGCTATTTTACGTCAACGTACAGAATAGATCAAAATTTCAATATCAAAATCCTGAAGGTAAACCAGTACCTGCTGTCCGACAAGTTAAAGTTAAAACTTTTAAACACCCAGGCGGACCCCCTAATCAACCTATGATAGAGGGATCAGAGGTAAGAGATATGAGAGGTGAAACTGGAGTGACAGTAAATTATTATACAAATAGAGCAGCGAAAGCGGGACAAATAGGTTCAATATCTGATGGCACAGGTGGTGGTCCAGCAGGTGGTGGTGGCACTTTAAAATCAGGTAAATTAAAAGCATCACAACAAACAGGTATCGCTGCAAAGGCAAAAACAACAACAAGAGTATCAGATTCAGTTGCCATCTACTTACCACCTAACGTACAAGACAATACGACAGCGACCTATAATGATATGCAGACAGGTATGTTGGGATATGCAGCTGCGACTGGTCTAGACTTTACTAAATTCATGGGTACTAAAGATTACGAGGGAGCAGCCAAAGCACTCACAGCCGGTCTAGCAGGATTTGCGACTGAGGCTGCAAAAAAGGCTGCGGCTGGTCTTGCAGAAACGCTTGCTGGCGCAGAGGGTGCTACACAATTAGCAAACAGAGTCTTTGGTCAAGCAGATAATCCTTATATGGAAGTATTATTTGAGTCAATGGGTATAAGGCAGTTTACATACAACTTTACGTTTGCACCAAGAAATGAAGAGGAAAGAGATGATGTACAATCAATTATACAATTATTCAGATTTCATATGGCACCTGAACTACAAGGTGGTCAAAGTCGTTTCTTGACACTACCATCAGAGTTTGATATCCATTATATGTATCAAGCAAAAGATGGCACAAATAGTGAGAATGATTATTACAATAAGATTGCGACTTGTGTACTAGAAAATGTTGCTGTTGATTATACACCTGGTCAGGTTAGATCATTTAAAGATGGCTCGCCTACTCAAATCACAATGGCTCTAACATTTAAAGAAACAGAAACATTAACAAAAGATAAAATCAACGCAGGTTATTAATTATGTCATATTTTTCAAGATTTCCGATGATGGTCTATGATATGAAGGACAATAAAAATTACAAATTGTTGCCTGACATATTAAGACGTGTTAAGACAAGATCAGCAATCGCAGCCTCACTCAGTCTATTTGATACCTATGATGTTAGAAATGGTGAACGACCTGAAGATATAGCATTTAAGTGGTTCGGTGACGCAGAATTACATTGGGTTATTCTTATGACAAATAATGTCACCGATAGATATTATGGTTGGCCGATGAATGACGTACAGTTTCAAGAATTCTTGGAAGACAAATACGATAATCCTGATGCCATACATCACTACGAGGTCACGAAGTCAAGTGGTATTACGACACCACAAGGTCCTAATGACTACTCTCATAAGGTAGAGGTTAATTCAGATGAAGTGGGTGCTGTTAGCGTATCAAATAGAGAATATGAGGAAAGAGAACAAGATAAAAAAAGATCAATTAGATTATTAGATAAGAGATATTTAAATGAGTTCATCGAGGAGTTCAATAATCTAATATCAGAATAATATTATGGTTAAATTTTTCACAAAAGATAGCTCTGACAAAGCAGGCGATTATAATCTCTCGCATATTGATTTAATCAATCACAGAGGTCAGATTATTGACCTTAAATTCATTGTGATTGAGATGAATATCTATGAATCGATATACAAGAACGCAGTCACAGGATCAATAGTCATAACAGACGCAAAGAATCAGATCGGTAGATTAGAGATACAAGGTCTTGAGCGTATCGCATTTAAACTTGCCACGCCAGGTATAACAGAAGCAGAGGATCTACTGGATGCCAGCGTAGAAACAGGTGAGCCATTTCATGTATATAAGATAACAGATCGTAAACAAGTCAATCAGGGCTTGTTGGTGTACACATTACACTTTGCGAGTCGGGAGTTCATGAGGAACTTGCGAACAAAGGTCAGTAGAGCATATAGCGGTAGACTTGATCTCGCAGTTCAAAAGATATTACAAGATGAGGATCTAATTGATACACGAAAAAGACTTAAATATGAGAAGACAGGTAATAAGAGTAAGATAGTCGTACCCAATCTAAGGCCATTTGATGCGATACAGATGATCGCTGATAAGGCGATACCAGCAAATTCAGAAGCAGGTGCAGGGTTTTTCTTCTATCAGACTGTCAAGGGTTTTCATTTTCGCAGTTGGGAGAGTATGGTCTCTAATCAAGGTAAGACAGTCAGGATACCTAAACAGAAATTCTACTACATGCCATTGAAACACAAGGACGAGGCGGTCGAGAACAAGATAGAGCATGACTATAAGTCGGTGCAGTCATATCGTTTCATCAATAACTTCCATGATGTTGCAGCCAACACAGCGCTGGGCACATACGCACATAAGGTCATATCATATGATTTCTTCAATAAATCATTTGTATCGCCAGAATATAACTATCACAGGCAATATCAGGATACGAAACACACCGATTTCTCAAATAGTGTCAAGGATAATAACAAACATCCTGTCGCAGGTGGTCCTGTAGATTACGATAACGAGAAGAATATATCAGAATATCCCGAGTCTAGGGTGAGTCTACAAGGGACTACACAATTCCTACACAACGAGGATACAGGCGCTAGATACGGCCTAGACGTTGAGCAGGACGGAGTGATCGATGGACAACGTATCAGTCAGAGGAATCAGATATTGTACGGCACGACACTTAAACTTGTCATCAAGGGTCAATCCTACCTCGAGCCAGGGGATCTGATAGAGTTCGCATTACGACCCGTGGACGCAGATCGAGTCGACATAGAACAGGACGGTCGTTATGGGGGTCAGTACGTCATCACGAAGATAAGACACCAGATCGCAGATGAACAATACACGATGGTACTAGAGTGTTGCAAGGACTCCATCGTCAATCCCGCTTTCGCAGGTTATCCAGAATACAAGGCATCTAAACGAAAGGGAGATCTGGAGGACATCTACGATAGTGGATCAAACATCTACAATAGACATAACTAGCCTCAGAGATCAACGAAGTTTTACGAGATTTTTTTTTATGATAGACCCGAACAGATACGTTATAGAACGCAATCGCACACCAGAGAGGATCGATAGGTTCTTCAAGGTCTCCATACGATACCTGATCATATCCAATATAGTACTCGGCATATTCACAATATTCAACCTATACATATATCCGAAGTACATATATGAAGCGCCGCCGATGATCATACAGAGAAGTAGCGAATTATACCCGAATGAGATATAAATAGATATATGGCAAATGATAATGTATTGATATTAACAGAGGTCGCAAAGTGTAATAATTGCCACCATGATTGTCATTGTGACGGTGATCTCCATGCAGATGAGTATGGCATATGTACCTGTGATGATTGTAAACATGAAGAGGATTACGAGAGGGAAGAGAAATATAACATTGAAGCGTAGATAGGAATCCTTTGTAGTATATGGGTTATCTTCATCCTCGAGAGGGGGACATATAGGGGACCATACGATACGAGGGGGATATAGAAATAGCCGTTTATGACGGAATCCGTTGTGGACTTAATCTGTTGGGTTTCCCAGCAGGAACAGGAGAGTATATGAAAAATTTTATGGGTAAAGATGGCTTTCAGTGGTTCGTTGGGGTCGTTGAGGATCGACAGGACCCTAAGACATTGGGGCGTGTGAGGGTTCGTTGTCTGGGATATCATACTGAGGACCTAGTCAAGTTACCCACGAAGGATCTACCATGGGCACACCCCATGAATCCTATTACATCAGCGACCGTGAGTGGTCTTGGTCAGAGTCCCCTAGGGGCTGTCGAGGGCACGTGGGTCGTGGGTTTCTTTACAGATGGTAGTGATGCTCAACAGCCCGTCATCATGGGGACCCTGCCTGGCGTTCCCGCTAAACTACCCACGAAGGACGCTGAGATGGGTTTTCAGGACTATATCAATGGGGCATATCCCAGATATACCGAGACGGATGTCAATCGTCTGGCTGTCAATGCCAAGACTGAGGATGATGACGGCAACGTGAGCGAGAGCAATCCCCATAGTACATTGACACAACGTAGGGCGACCAGGGACCTTGCGGTCGGTACTGCAATGATCGATGGTGTTGTCGATGGTGTTGCACCCTTCCCGAGTGATCTTGATGAGGATCTCAAGGGCCAGTGGGATCAGCCGGAGATACCATACAATGCGACCTACCCTCGTAATCATGTGTACGAG